ATACCTTTTAGGTGCTGCTCATTTGCTAACTGATAAAGTATTTCGTTTAATTGTATAAATTGATCTGTTGTTAAATCTAAATTAAGACTCCTTACATTATCAAAAGCTATTGATAAATTTGATTGTTTTGTTTCTATTGCCATTTTTAATATATTTAAAGTCAGCTTAATTACTGATACCCAAATATAAAACAAATTATTTAATTAACAAAAAAATTTAATAACTATTTTTAAGAAATATTAATATTTATTATACTAGCATCATTTTCTTCTAGCAAATAAACATCTTTAAGAAGTCTTTTCTTTGTCCACATTGTAGTATCAGGACAATATTTTTTTACAGGCTTAGGCATTTGTAGATTGTTTAGCCAATATAGAAAGTTTCCTTTGGGATCATTAACAAAATATAATTTGATTACATCTTTATCTAATGACATTAAAGCATCGTACTTGTCTTTCTCAAGCATTTTCTGTTCGTAATAGGTTTTACGAAACTTCATTTCAATAACGCAGTCTTTTCCCTTTGGTGTTTTACCGATTGCATCGTATCTAGTGAAACCATCACCACACCATTCTAAATCCCATCCATCAAGGTTAAGCAGAAATACAACTGCCTTTTCCCACTTATTAATTTTTTTTAACCCCATTGTCCCAAATGATATTCAAGTCTTTAATCCATTGAACTATTGTTTTTGGGTTACAAGTACAGGGCTTATGAAATTTATGCTTGTGGTACTTTGCGTGGAGTTGGCAAACCAATTCAAATTCTTCAGGGGATAAGTGCTGCTTTTTACCCATTCTGAATTTTCTCCAATCACTTCTATCTTCTTTTTCAAATCTTACCATCTTTTAATTTTTATATTATTAAGACTTTCACGTCTTTTATCACAGTTGCATTTTGTTCCTCTGTAAGTATGGTATTTTTCTACAAGGTATTTTATCCCTGTGTATTTAGTAATGTAGTAAATTAAGTCTCCTAGTTTCATTTAAATTTTGTTAAATATTTATTATCAATTACGTATGTTTCTCCAAAGCCAAAATCTTTTATTTCTTTTAATTCTATTACTTTTTTTCTTTTTATATGACCCATCAATTCAACAGAGTTTTCTTTTACCCAAGCAAGTACATAATGGTTTGCTACCTTTCTTTTAAATTGATTTGCAAATAATAATAAAGGTGGTCTATTCTTAGAATTAGAAGATTTAACATCTACACCATATTTAAAATCACTTCCTGAATCTCCTTTGCCAATAGTTAAAATATCTACCTTTTCCCCAGTATGTTTAGAATAAGCAAATTCTCCAATAACTCCAATGTAATGCCTCCACCAAGCAGGTTTGCTTTTAAAGAAGTTAGAACTATTTTTTGTATCTGCGTGATTCATTGACCCTGAACGTTTCATTGCTAAATCTTTGCACCAATCTAATTCTTTCTCTGTTAACGTAATAATCATATTAATTTCTTTAGTTTTGCTTTTACCTTTCTGTATGTATTGTAAAGTGAAAAATATTCTATAAAAGAATTCCTAGAGAAATCTGCAATGCTTTCGCCCTCGTTTATTATTTCAAAAACTTTTCTGTCATACCAAAACATAGTATTTAATTCTGCTTTAATTTTTGCATAGGCTTGGTCATAATCTACATCACAATCTAATTTTGAATAATTAGTATCTTCAATATTAACCATTGTAATATTTTTGCTTTTTCTTTTTAAATCTATAAACAAAGTTTTTAGCACTTTGTAAATATAGTAGTAGTTAATATCATTATCGTAATAAATGATGTCTAAGCCATTTTCTATCTTAGGTAATACTTTGATATACATTTCCTGTACAATGTCCTCAGCTATTGTTTTATCACACCCAAAAGAACTAACAACGTCTATCCACGTCTTATGCTTTTTAGCTAGTAATAATATAACTTCTTTATTTGACATTATTTCAATGGATCGTATAAGTTTTCTATTATTTGTGGTAATCCAAAATCATTAACTTCAAAACTAAAAGTATCAAAAGAATATCCTCTAGATCTTCCACACTTTACAGTAACCCAGTCTTTATTGACAGTATTGGCTTCTAATTGTATAACAGTTTCTGCTTTCTTTTCTAAGAAACTACCTAAATGTCCTGTACCTAGTTTTGAACTACCAAAGTTTTGATGTATAACGTTTATTATGTGGCATTTGTATATTGATGACCATTCCATTAATTTCTGAACTAATTGATTACTTTCTGAAATATTATTAGCATCAGAACATAAGTCTGCAATTCCATCTATAATTAATAAAGATGGAGTTTTAATTTTTTCTTTTAAGTAGTAATCTATAAATTCAATTCTCATTTTATAGTCTATTGACCTTAACCCAAAGGTATGATAAATTTCTGAATTAATATTTGAGTCCATTTTATGTACCCTTTCAAATACTTTTTGGCAATGCCACAACCCCTGCTCTGTATCAATATGAATAAGGTGTCCGTCATTACCTCTATGTCCTTTTATATTACCCCCAAATGTATTTTGACCACTTAAATAGCAAGATGCTAGTAGTGATATAAAAAATGTTTTCTTTGTTTTAGGTGGTGCAGTAACTACTGATAAGTTGCCAAATGTTCCAATCGGAATTGGTACTATTAAATCCCCCTCAACTTTATTAGACTTCACTACCTTTTCCCCATATGATAAAGCAACTGGTGGATAATCTATTTTTTCTTTTGAATCTACAAAGCAGTCTTCTTCTATAAACTGCATTAACATATTGTGTTCTGTTTGTTTTTCTGTCATTTGATAAATATATAAAAAAAAAGGTATAGATAATAAAACCTATACCCTTTTTATTAAAATTGGTTAGTTTTAGAATGGTAAGTCTGCTTCTGCAGTTGCTTCAACTTTAGCTTCTTCTTTTTCTGCTAAAGTGATATTTCCATCTGTCCAAACTACTTTTCCGTTTCCTAAGTAATTCTTCTGAACTTTCGCATCTCGTTCTTCTTTGGTTTGGCTATCCATAAAAGCAACATTGTTTCCATACCTAGTTTCATCCTGAACTGATATTGTAAAGTTATAATAGACTGCTCCGTCTTTTCCCATTATAAATTTTTCCTTTGGTAATTTGTCTACTCTAATAGACCCTGTAATAAGTGTACTCATAATTTATTTATTTAGTTATTAATTATTTCTTTTTAAAATCATCTGATTCATCTTCTCCAAATACCCCAAGTTCATAGAATCCTGTGAGTTTTAATACTGCCCTGCTTAATGCACGTTTCTCTGCCATCTCAGCAACATACCAACTATTACAATTACCATCTTTATAGTTAGCACCTTTTAATGCACTACCAAAAGTTTCTAGTATTGTATTTGGTTTTGCTGAAAGATATGCATTCGCTTTAAATACTGCAAAGTTAGTTTCACACTTTACAACCTCATAAGTTATAGTGATGTTTTCTTTTGCCTGTATTTTTTCAATACCTTGTCTTGTAATAATTACATAATGCTGATGCTTGTAAACATCTTCTTTTTGTAGATCATACTTTTTGTAAAGTTCTAATAGTTTTTCCCTGTTCATTTTATCTATATTTAAAAAATTCTTTTGATACTTCTATTTGTGCTTCTAAAAATTCTATCTTTTTTAGTAATGCCTCTATCCTAAATTCATACTGTTGTACAGTTGAACTTGTAGTTTCCTGTGAAAAGTTAATGCCTACCATTTAATCTAAATTTAATAATGTTGATTTAGCTATCTCTAATCTTTTGTAAATAGCCATTTGAGTAAATGCATCTCCATTTAGTACTGCGAGGTGCAGTTCTTGTTCTAAGGTTTTAATTTCCTTACTTAAAGTTGTTCTTTGTGTTACCATAATTTTAATTTAATTAATATTTCCGTTGAACAAATATAAACAAAAAATTTAATAACTAACTATAAAAGACAAAAAAAAAGGATTAGAAATTAATCTAACCCCTTTTCATAGGTAACAGAACAGAACAATCAAATGTAGTCAATTACATTGAATCTACAAAGTTTTTATATCTTTTTATCATATCTTCTATTTCGAAGTTTGATAGCTTTATTATTTGTTGTGCTTTGATGCTTAATCTTTCAGCAGTTCCCTCACCATACTTAGCATCAAGATTTACAGAAAATTTGTATTGCTCACCATACTTAAAAACATTACATCCTGCACATTGCACCTGACAATTTACTTCATCCCATCTAGTTGAATAATGCTTACGTGATTGAAAGTGTCCGTT